TGAGGACGGCTCTACCCGCAGTTCAAACCTTTTGGGGTATTACACTAGAACTAGTGTCTAAAACCTACGAAGGCACTAGATTTAGGAACCATGCCAAACCCACCCAAACCCGCGGAACTGAAACGCCAGCTAGGGAATCCAGGCAAGCGCGCCCTACCCATACCCGCCGCTTATGTCGAAGGCGGATACGTCGAACCCCTACGCCCGCTCGAATTTGCCGGTAAGCAACTATGGGATTCAGCCATGACCACCGGCCAAAGTTGGATCGCGCGAAACTCCGACACGCAACTTCTACTAATGACTTGCGAACAGATGGACAGACGCACCGACCTAATTGCCAAGATTCACGAAACGGACGAATGGCGTTTATACCGCGCGCTTCACGATCTAGAGAAAATGATTAGCTCGAACCTAGCCCTACTTGGATTTACGCCGACGGACAGAACCAGGCTTGGACTTGCGGAAGTCAAAACCGCGAGCAAGCTGGAAGAACTAATGGCACGAAAGGAACAACGTGTGGCCCCCGAAATGGCTAACTCCAGTTCCTAACAGCGACCTACTCAACGGCGACGGGGAAGTAGTTATCGACTTTGCCGAAGCGTTCGGCATTATCACTAAGGACTCGATAGCCGGTCGCGCAGGGTCGCCGCTAGTTTTGCGAGAGTGGCAAAAGGAACTAATCCGCCACGTCTTCGCGGGCGACGGGGAGCGTTACCGGTTTAGAACTTCCCTGATCGGACAGCCCCGTAAGAACGGCAAGTCCGCGCTGGCTTCGGTGTTCGGACTCTACGGTCTAATCCTGGGAGCAAGGGGCGCGGAAGTGTATTCGGTCGCCGCCGAAAAGGAACAGGCTCGAATCGTATTCGCCGACGCTAAGCGTATGGTCGAAGCGTCACCCGAACTAAGCGCAATCACTAAGCTCTACCGCGACGCAATCGAACTACCGAAGGCGGGTTCCGTCTATCGCGTTCTATCTGCCGAAGCCTTCTCGAAAGAAGGTTTGAATCCGAGCCTTACGGTTTTTGACGAGCTTCACGCGCAGCCTAATCGCGAACTATTCGACGTAATGTCGCTCGCTATGGGAGCTAGACCGTCGGCGCAACTTATCGCCATTACAACGGCCGGTGTAAAGACCGACACTACGGGCCAAGACTCTATTGCCTATTCGCTCTACAACTATGGCAAGCGCGTTTCGACGGGCGAGGTAGACGACCCCACCTTCTTTATGGCCTGGTGGGAAGCCGACCTAGAAGCCGACCACCGCGACCCCGAAACGTGGCGATTATCAAACCCAGGCTTTGACGACATCTGCGCAGCCGACGACTTCGTATCCGCCGTTCGACGCACACCCGAAGCGGAATTTAGAACTAAGCGATGTAACCAATGGGTCAGTTCCCAGATTAGCTGGCTACCAACGGGGACGTGGGACGCTTGCGCTGGCGAAACGGAAGTAGGCGACAAAGATTACATTCTGGGGCTTGACGGGTCGTTTAGCGGGGACGCAACCGTAGTCACCTATACGACTATCGAGGACATTCCGCAAATTGGAATCGTCGGAGCATGGGAAAAGGACGCAACTATCCACGACGATACTTGGCGCGTGGACGTTCTGGAAGTTGAAGAAACGATTAGGCAGTTCGTAAAGGCGCACCCGAACGTAAAAGAAATCGCTTGCGACCCTTACCGCTGGACGCGCACCATGCAGGTTCTACAAGACGAAGGCTATCCGGTGGTGGAATATCCGTCTACTAACGCCCGCCGTATGGTTCCAGCTTGCGCTAAGTTCTACGACGCGGTCGTCGATCAGAAGGTTATTCACGACGGCAATCCATTACTAGCCCGCCACATTTCTAACGCCGTAGTCAAAGTGGACAACTTAGGCCCCCGTATTGTGAAGGAAAATAGGGCTTCCCAAAGACGTATCGACGCGGCCGTAGCAGCCGTGCTATCCTTCGACCGTGCAACGGTGGGTAGAATAGAAGACGAGCCTTTGGTTCCACAATTCTTCGTTTAGGGCGGACATGGCAAGTTTTATCGACAGACTGCTAAACAGGCGGTCAATCAGTTTCCAAACCTTATGGGGTTCTGGGGAAGACGTAATCCTGGGAACTCAGTCCGGAACCTATGTCACCTCGGACACCGTCTTCAAGGTAAACGCAATTTACTCGGCCGTGTCACTAATCGCCGACACCATTTCGACCCTACCGCTCGACGCTTACATTCGGATCGACGGCGAGCGTCGTCCGTTCCGCCCACGTCCAGCCTGGGTTACTAAGCCAGACGTAGACCTAGTAAGCAAAGAGCCGTTCTATAACGCCGTCATTGTTTCTATGCTTCTAGACGGAAACGCCTTTATCCGTGTCTACCGCGACGCGCAGGGTAAGCCACTAAACCTAGTGGTGCTAAACCCTACCGACGTAGAGGTCGTCCGCAACGGTATCGGTCGCGTAATGTATCGCGTTCAATCCCACGACGAGCTTCTTTCGTCTGAGCAGGTTCTTCACATTATCGATGTGCTAAAGCCAGGTCAGATTCGCGGCGTATCCCGCGTGGAAGCACTAAAGGAAAACTTCGGTCTGGCAATCGCGCTAGAGTCATTCGCCGCCCGCTACTTTGGCCAGGGCGTAACTATGGCAGGCCACATCGAGTTCCCAGGCAATCTATCCCCAGAGCAAGCCAAAGACTTGTCAGACGCGTTCTCTAGTCGCCACGGCGGTTTCCGCAAGGCACATAAGGTCGGCGTTCTTTCCGGTGGCGCGAAGTTCGTTAGCGATCAGGTAGATAACAACGCTGCCCAATTCATCGACTCCCGCCGTATGGCCGTCGAGGACGTAGCCCGCGCATTCAACATTCCACCGCACCTACTTGGCCTACCTGGAACAAACACCTATTCATCGGTCGAGCAGAACAACATCGCTTATACCCAAATGACGCTTCGTCCAATCGTGCAGAAGCTCGAAGGTGCGTTCTCTACTTTGCTATCTGCCGAAGCCGGTGGCGAAAACGCGTTTATCCGTTTCAGCATGGACGGACTTCTACGCGGTGATTCAAACTCGCGCTTTGCCGCTTACTCTAATGGCTTGCAGTCCGGTTGGCTAACCGTAAACGACGTTCGCCGACTAGAAGACCTAACCCCTATCGAGGGTGGCGACATCGCCCGCGTTCCACTTGCAAACATTGCAATTACCGACGCAGGTATCGTTGCGGAAGACAAGAAGGTAATGATGGCAAACCGCCTAGTTACTGCGGGCTACGATCCGAAGGAAGTTCTAGCCGCCCTAGACCTACCGGCAATCAAACACACGGGAGTTCCGAGCGTAATGCTTCAAGGTGTGGCGCAGATAGACCCAGAAGACCCGCAGGGCGTTTACGAGGCTAACTAATGGCTATCACTTCGGGAACTCAAATGATTGGGACGGAGCGCACCCAGATAGACGGAAACTCCGTGAATTGGGTAATGCTAACTATTCGCAACAACGAATCGACCAAGACTCTATACGTCGGCAATAGCACCGTTACCGTTGGAAACGGCTTGCCTATTGTGAAAGAATCGACTCAAAGTTTCGAGCTACCACCAGGGGAGAGCCTATCCATGATTAGCGATAGCGGAAGCCATAGTGTTTCTTGGCTAAGAATCGAGCGTGTCTAATGCCGTATTTTATTTGGAACGAATCCCCTAGTTGTTCGGGTTGGGCCGTAGTCAAAGAAGACGGCGAAGTAAAGTCCTGCCACAAAGACAAGCAATCCGCCATCGACGCTATGGTCGGAATTAGCGTGGCCGAAGGTATCGAGCCAGGCGGAACCTACGAACCACACTCCGAAGAAGTCCACGTCCAACAAGACGAATACAGAATCGAATCTGGTCCAGGTGCGGTTATTGCCGACATCGACGGAACGCTTCTAACTTTCCAGGGTCAGCGTATAGACCGAGTCCACGACTTCCTAAACACTTTCGAAGACACGGAAATTATTATCGTGACGGCAAGACTCGCTTCGGATCGGGCAGAAACCGAACGCGAACTAGATAATGCCGACATCGACTACGACTTGCTATTTATGAAGCCAAATGCCGATACCGATTCGACCGATTGGAAGAAGGCAACGGCAGAACGTCTTTTGGAAACCTATAACGTAATGGTTGCCGTAGACGACAATGCCGACATTCGTTCCGCGTATCGCGACTTGGGCATTACCGCAATTGCCCCCAGCGAGGTTCCAGCTTCGACCGACGACGAGTCGCAAGACGAAATGGACGAGCGCGCAGTAAACCTAACCCCACCGGCCTACATGAGAGCCGCAGCCCGACAAGGCTTGCGCTACTACGAAGAAGGTAAGGCTGGCGATGGAGTGGTGGAAAGAACTATCCGTGAAGCTCGCGCTATGGCGGAAGGAAATGTCACGGCAGATAAGTGGGTTCGGATTCGGGCTTGGATTAGCCGTCACCTTGTTGATTTGGATTCGCCCGCCGCTAGACCTGATTCCCCTGATTATCCAAGTCCTGGCGTAGTCGCTCACTTGCTTTGGGGTTCGGGGCCTTCTAAGGCTTCGGCTCGCCGTGCGTTGGCCTATGCCGAGGGCGTGGTTAGTAGAATGGAACAAGAGAACGAAGGCCGAGCGAAAGGCGAAGCATTGTCAAAGATTGAAACTCGCGTATTCACAAACGAGTTTGAAGTCCGCGAAGACGGCGAAGGAATGACCCTAACCGGTTATGCCGCCCGATTCAACGAGCCAAGCGAGCCGCTTCCGTTTATCGAGCGTATCAAGCCAGGCGCATTCAAGCGATCTATCAACTCACGCAACGACATAAAACTTCTATGGAACCACAATACCGACATGGTTCTAGGCTCTACCCGTGCGGGAACCCTAACTCTAAAGGAAGATGAAATCGGTCTACGCGTAGTCGCTACGTTGCCTGATAATTCATGGGGACGGGACGCAAAGGTTTCGATTCAGCGTGGTGACGTAACGGGTTTCAGCTTTGGATTCACCGTTCCAGCGGGCGGGGATTCATGGTCCAGCGATGGAACCGAGCGCACTCTAAAAAGCGTAAGACTTCTAGAGGTGTCTACCGGAGTCGCTTTCCCTGCCTACCCAAGCACCAACGGAACCGCTCAGGTTCGAGGACTTGACAAGGTCGCCCAGCGCAACAATATCGACGCGGACGCACTAGCAGACGCATTGCTAAAGATTGAAGACGGGCAGTCCATCTCTAAGGACGAAGCCGAAATGGTTTCCCGTGTAATCAACGACCTAGCACCTTCAGATTCAGTCGAGCAGAATCAGGGCGACTTGGGTATGCTTGCACTAAAGAAGAAGAAACTAGAACTACTACTCAAAGGAATCTAAATGGCTACCAAAGAGCAAATCAAGAAGGCAATCCTAGAGGTAGCCGGCAACCCGATCAGCGGCGCAATCGCCGACCTAGCAGACTCAATGGCCGACGCTGTTGTCGCCATTGACACTCCCGCCTTCGCTGGCGAGGCAAAAGAAGCGCGTGTAACCAAGCCGACCGAAATTCGATAGTCGCCAAGCTTACGCTTCTCCCCGCCGGTCTTCCCCTTTCACCGGCGGGGTTCTTCTTTTTGCGGTATGCAGTAGTGCTATAAACTAGAACTAGGCGTGTGAGTTAGCTCTAGCCGTTTTGGTCTGCGTCAGCGCGACTAATTACATTCATTCAATTTAGGAGAAACAATGTCAGAGTTCATCAAGGCTCAACACGAACTCCGCGCAAACTTGACCATGCAAATTCGCGAGGTCATCGACTCGGCAGAGGCCGAGGGTCGCGGACTAGATTCTGAGGAATTGCAGAAGATCGACCGTATCGAGGCCGACATTCGCAAGGCCGACGAGTCCATCGAGGTAGCAACCCGCGCAGAGGCTCGCAAGGTTGAGGCTTCCGTAGCCGCTAAGGGATTCATTCCTTCGGTTTCCGAGGAGCGTTCCGCTGGCGACGTATTCCGCGCACTAGCTAAGGGCGAGGCTCGTTCTTACGAGTTCGAGAAGCGCGCCGCTCTAGTATCTTCCGCTAACACCGTTCCTAAGTCGTTCTACGACCAGGTATTCGATGTTGCTCGTCTAGCTGGCCCAATGCTAGAGGTTTCGGACGTAATCCAGACCACCACCGGCGAGAACCTAACTATCCCAACCCTAACCGCTTACTCGACCGCTGCACTAACCGCAGAGGGTTCGGCTATCTCGGCTTCGGAGCCTACTTACAGTTCAATCACTTTGGGCGCATACAAGTATGGCTTCCTAATCCAGGCAGCCAACGAGCTAGTTACCGACGCAGGTTTCGACCTAGCTTCTCACCTAGCACGTCAGGCAGGTAACGCTATTGGTTACGCAGTAAACGCTGCTCTAACCACCGGAACCGGAACCGTTCAGCCTCTAGGTATCGCTACCGCAGCTGGCACCGGCGTTACCGGCGGCACGGGGGTTTCAGGCGGCTTCACCGCGGACAATCTTATCGATTTGGCCTACTCGGTAAATGGAAGTGTCCGTCGCTTGCCATCGGCCGGATTTATGGCGAACGGTCAGACCATCGGTGCTATGCGTAAGCTAAAGGACACCGCTGGCAACTACCTATACCAGGTAGGCGTTGGCTACCCTGACACCTTCGCTGGCTTCCGCGTCGTGGAGAACCCACACGTTGCAGCCATCGCAACCGGTGCAAAGTCCGTTCTGTTCGGTGACCTAGAGTCCTACAAGGTTCGCCTTGCAGGTGGTATCCAGGTTCAGTCTTCACAGGACTACGCTTTCGCAAACGACCTGACCACCTGGCGTTTCTTGATCCGTCTAGACGGTAACTTGACCCACCAGGCTCACGTTTCAGCCTTCAAGGGTGCAGCTAGCTAATCCCTTGTAACAAACTGATAGGCCCCGTGTTGTAGGTTGCACGGGGCCTATCTTTATTTGCTAGGCTAATCGCATGACAACCTACGGCGCAATTTCAATCGCAAGCAATTCTCCAGGCTCGCCTACGGGCTATGGAGTCCAGGGCCTACTACTAGCCGAACGCCTAAAGCGCGACGGCTACGACGTTGCCGCACTATCCAACTTCGGTCTAGAAGGCAACATCTCAACGCTCGAAACCAAATACGGCCCGATCGCACACTATCCCCGTGGCTACACGCTCTATTCGGGCGACGTTCTAGAAACCCACCACAAGCACTTCCTAGCCGGACGTGAAATCCCAAACGCAATTCTTACGCTTTACGACGCTTGGGTTTACCTAGACGTGCCACAACTAGAAGACCTAAAGTTCTGGTCTTGGACTCCGGTAGACCATCTATCCGTTCCGCCAAAGGTTGCGGCTTGGGCTAAGCGACCGAACGTAAAAACTATTTCAATGAGTCCGTTTGGACAAAGGCAATTTCAAGCTATCGGCGTAGACTCTACCTACATTCCCCACGCCGTCGATACTTCGGTTTACAAGCCGACTGACAACATCGAAGGCTATTCGCTAAAGCAATACATGGGCGTAGGCGAGGACGACTTTATCGTCGGTATGGTGGCCGCTAATAAGGCCAATGGTTCGATTCACCGCAAGGCCTATGCGGAAAACCTACTTAGTTTCGCGATGTTCCGACAGAAGCACCCGAACGCTTACCTATACATTCATGCCGAGCCGTCTAGGGTCTTCGGCGGTTTCCACCTAGCAACCCTTATGAAATCCGTAGGACTTCCAGAAGACGCGGTGTTGTTCCCTAATCCGCATAAACTTCGCTATGGGTATTCGTCCGAGGAAATGGCAGGGCTTTATTCCGCGATGGACGTTCTACTACACGCGTCCTACGGCGAAGGCTTCGGCGTTCCAGCCATCGAAGCCCAGGCTTGCGGAACCCGTGTCATTGGTTCTAATTGGGCGGCAACTCCGGAACTACTCGGTTCGGATTCTTGGTTAGTAGACGGCCAGCCGTTCTGGGACGAAGCGCAGTCATCGTTCTTCCAGATTCCGCTAGTGCCTTCCCTAGTAACCGCCCTTGAGCAGGCATACAACGCCCCTAGAGGGGTTTCTACGGCAAGCGTAGAATTCGCTAAGCAATTCGAAGTCGAAGCCGTCTATGAGCAGTATTGGAAGCCGTTTCTAGCCGAGAACCTATGATCCCCGTTCTAGGTTTTGCGACGCTATCCAGGTTCGACCTGGCGCAACGTCTATTGGATTCCATCGACTACCCCGTCGAACACCTGGTAATCGTAGACAACTCTGGCAAAAAGGTATTCGAGCCGAAGGTAAATGACAACGTAAAGAATCTCTGGGTTCTACGGGTGCCAAGCGGACTCGGTGCTAACGGGGCCTGGAACCTAATCATCAAGTCCACGCCTCACGCGCCCTATTGGGTTATCCCAAACGACGACGCACACTTCGAACCAGGCGCACTCGAAACCATCGCTAGAGAAGTCCAGACGGACAAGTTCAACTTCTTGAACATTTCCCCTAAGTGGTCGTGCGTAATCCCGACAGAAGGCAGCGTAGGCAAGGCGGGACTATGGGACGAAGTATTCCACCCGATCTACTTCGACGACGACGAATACGAATGGCGTATGCGCGAACTAGGCGTAGAGTTCCACACTATCAACGCACGCGTTTACCATGACAATAGCTCAACGCTTCACAGCGGATTCCAAGAGCGTAACGCCATGACCTATACCCGTAACAACTCCATGTTTACTAACAAGCGGGCGGCTAAGAACATCGGCATTATTGGTTGGTCGCTAAAAGTGCGAAGGGAAAACAGATGGGACTAAGGGTTTACACCGGTGGAACCTTCGACTTATTCCACGCGGGCCACGTTGAGTTTCTAAAGACTTGCGCTCAACTAGGCGACGATGTCTATGTGGCTCTAAATACCGACGAATTTATAGCCGAATACAAAGGCAAACCGCCCGTCATAAGCTACGAAGATCGCAAGAAGGTTCTTCTGGCGTGTAAGTATGTGGACTTCGTAATCCCTAACTCAGACGGCAAAGACTCGTGCCCTACTATCGAATCCGTGGCCCCGCACATTATCGCTATCGGTTCGGATTGGGCGCGTAGGGATTACTACAAGCAAATGAATTTCACGCAGGATTGGTTGGACGAAAGAGGAATAAGCCTTATCTATATTCCCTATACCCAGGGCATTAGTTCTACCGAAATAAAGCAAAGGCTAGGGAAGTAGAATAGACGTATGATTACCAACGGATACTGCACACTAGCGCAAGTAAAAGCGGGACTCCGCATAAATGACACCGTGGACGATTCCCTTTTGGAGATGGCGGTAGAGTCCGCTTCCCGCGCGATGGATTCCTACTGCAATCGCGTCTTCTACTCCACCGGCACGGCAGTAGTTCGCTATTACTCACCACGCGATTCTTACCTATGCGAAATCGACGACCTAGTATCCCTGACTTCGCTATACACAAACAATAACCAGACTCAGACCAGCTATAACGTCGCTTGGACTTCCGAGGACTATCAGCTTGAACCGCTAAATGGTTTGGCAGATTCGCAGCCGGTTCCTTATACCCAGATTCGTGCGATCGGTAACCTAACATTCCCGAACCTAAATGGCGAAGCAAGCGTAAAGGTTACGGGCGTATTCGGTTACAACGCAGTCCCAATCGCCGTTACCCAAGCAACCGTTATCCAGGCTTCCCGTATTTACAAGCGACTAGACAGCCCGCTAGGAATTATCTCCGGTGAGCTTGGTTCTATGCGCGTAGGCACTCGCCTAGACCCAGATGTAGCTCAGCTCGTAGACGGCTTCCGTAAAGTGAGAATGGCCTAATGGCAGACATTCAACAACTGCGAACCGGTATCTGCAACAACCTAGCGACGATTAGCGGCCTACGCACTTCGATAGACATTCCAGACAACCCGAACCCGCCCGTTGCTATCGTCCAGCTAGTCCGCGTCGAGTATCGCCAAGACTTTAGAAACGGCATGGCGGAATACACTTTCGCCGTTCAGGTTCTCGTCGGTCGCGTAGACGAACGATCAGCACAACGCAATCTAGACGCTTACTGCTCTAGCGATTCCGCGTCGTCTATACGGGGTGCGATAGAATCGAATAGGAATCTTGGTGGTTACGCTTATGACTGCGTAGTTACCGAGATGTCGTCTTACGGAAGCGTTCTGGTAAACGACACCACCTATCTAGCGGCGGAATTCGCCGTTAGAGTGCTTGCAAGCTAATTAGGAGAAAACATGGCAAAGCTAGTTCTCACCGACGTTGTTACCACCATTGGCGGAACTGACTACTCGGCGAACATCAACCAGGTAGAAATTTCCGTTTCTGCCGACGAAGTAGAAACCACCGCATTTGGTTCTGCTTGGCGCACCTCAACCAACGGCCTAAAGTCTGGAACCTTCACCGTATCGTTCCACTCTGACTACGCCGCTGCTGCAATCGACTCCGGTCTATGGACCTTGTTCGGTTCTGCCGCTACCGTTGTCGTAAAGCCAGCTGGAACCGCGACTTCCGCTTCAAACCCAAGCTACACCTTTGCAGTAAACGTAAACAACCTGACCCCAATTTCGGGCGCAGTTGGCGACCTAGCAGTAGCAAACGTTACCTGGCCGATCACCGGTGCAGTAACTCGCGCAACTGCCTAACAACTAAAAAGGAAACCTACAAATGAGAATAAATCTCGAAATCGAACAAGTAGACGGAACCAAGCAAGAGGTTACCGCTTCAGCCATTGACCTAGTCAAGTTCGAGGAAAAATACGACATCAGCGTATCTAAGCTCGATAAGGAAATGAAGCTTACCCACTTGCTATTCCTAGCTCACACGTCGCTAAAGCGACAGAACAAGACCGCTCTAGACTTCGACGCATGGCTAGAAACGGTTGAGAGCGTAGGAGCTTCGGCTAAAGACCCAAAATAGTAGGGCTTGGCGATAAGTCGTCACATTGGTTTATCGCCGGCCTTGCTGTTGAAACGGGCATAGCCCCGTCGGTTCTTATGCAGGAATCCGATCGTATGTTGTGGACTATGGGTCGCTACTTGATTTGGAAACACTCGGCATAACCCCTGCTAATCGCGGGGGTTTTGCTTTTGGTAGACTTGAAGAAACAAGGAGTCGGTTTATGTTTATAGGTGGCGAAGTATCGGCTCAAGACATCAAGCGCATAAACGCCGCCCTAAAGCTGGTCGAGCCAGAACTGCTCAAAGAGATTCGTTCTGAAATCAAGTCAATTACCAAACCGATTCAAGACCAGATAAAGAAAAACATTCCAAGCAAGCCACCTATGAGCGGTATGGGTGGAGTTGTCTTTAACAAGAAGACCGGAAACTACTCGATAAACGAGGGTCGCCTACGCTGGGACGGAGCAGGCTTACGTTCGCCTAGTGCCGTAAAGCCAAATGCCGTAACGGTAAATAGTTCTATGCGAGCTACGGGGCGTTCGCTAAATACTGCCCTGGCAAAAATCGTCGTGCGATCCGCAGCCGTTTCTATGGCAGACATGGCAGGACGCGTGAACAAGAGCCGACCGATTTCGCGTGAGTATTACTACCGCAACCGCGCAGGTGAAATCGTGAAGCGTAAGCACCGCGTTACCACGCAGGGCAAGACTTTTATTCGCAACCTGGCAGGGTCGGCTTCCCGTTACGCTTGGCCCGCACTAGAAGGTAAAATTGACGAAGTAGCTAAGGAACTCGAAACCCGTGTTTTGGATAAGTTCTATCGCAAGCTAAATAGAAGGTTCTAATGGCTGGAAATGTAAAAGTTGTTCTCAAGTCCGTATGGGACGACAAGGGCGTTAGGGACGCACAACAACAACTAGGCAATTTAGGCAAAGGTCTAGGCGTATCTTTCGCCGCCGTATCCGCTGCCGTAGTCGGTGCGGGGATAGCCGTTGCGGGCTTTGCTTCTAAAGCCGTAGACGCAGCCGAGAACGTCCGGCAGGCAGACAACCGACTAGGCCAAGTTGCTAAGTCAATGGGGCTATTCGGCTCACAGACCGCAGACGTAACTAACCGCCTTATTGCGCTCGCGGAAGCAAACGAAGTCAATCTTGCTATTGACGCGGAAACCATCAAGCTGACGCAGTCCAAGCTTCTAACCTTCAAGGAACTAGCTGGAAGCGCAGATGAAGCGGGTGGAGCTTTCGACCGCGCGACAATGGCCGCCCTAGACCTAGCCGCCGCTGGATTCGGTTCGGCGGAAACCAATGCCACACAACTAGGTAAAGCTCTACAAGACCCGATCAAGGGCCTAACCGCGCTAACCCGTTCCGGTGTCACCTTCACAAAGCAAGAGAAGGAAAACATCAAGACCCTGGTTGAATCTGGCCAGACCCTAAAGGCGCAAGACCTAATCCTGCAAGCCATCGAAACGCAGGTAGGTGGAACCGCCCAGGCAACCGCTAAGGCTTCCGACAAGATGAAGCTGGCGTTTGAGAACGTCTACGAAACCGTCGGAAAAGCCCTATTGCCGGTATTCGACGACTTGGCTAATGAAGTCGTAGCACTTACCCCAGAAATTGCCGACGCTCTAACGCCCGTCATGGCACAACTAGCCGAGGTCTTCCGCAAAGAGATTATTCCGCTTATCAAGGAATTTACCGGTTGGCTTGCGTCACCGCAGGGAACTAAGGCCGTCAAAGACCTAACCGCTGCCGTTGTCGATTCCGTAAAGGGCTTCTTCGACTTTACTAAGAAGCTAATGGAGAATTGGGATCAGATAGTCGCCGTTACGGGCGTTCTGGTTTCGCTCTATGGTGCTATCAAAATCTTTACCACCGTTACCACGGCCGCCCGCGCCGCTATGTTGCTATTCAACGTAGCCCTTACCGCCAACCCAATCGGTGCGCTACTTGTCGTCCTCGGTCTGACTACCGCTGCCGTTATTGCCTTCACGAAGGAAGTAACACCTGCAACCCAGGCAATCAAGAACGCCAAGAACGAAACGATGGCACTTGAGCAAGAACAAATTAGGCTCAAGGAAAAAATCAAGCAGGGTGGACTTGGCTGGCAGAACTACCAAGACCAGCTAATCAAGGTAAACGACAAACTTATGGAAGCCAAAACCGGCTTCTCTACTTCGGCGGGTGAAGCGAACCGTTTTGCCAACATCAAGCTAACGGGCGTAAACAACGAAATCGACGCAACCGCTCGCAGACTAAAGGGACTAGCTAACCAATTCGGTGAAACCACGGGTGAAGCTCAAAGATTCGCTAACCTACGCCCAGCTACTACTAATACAGGTGGCAACGGTGGCGGTGGCGGTGCGTCTGGTCCAACCCCTGCGGAACAACTTGCAGAAGCTCGCAAGAAGGTTCAAAAGATTATTCAGGACGCGCAAAAGCGTGTCGCAGAAGCACAGAAGACCTATACAAAGGCAGTAGCCGCAGCGGACAAGGCGTTCCTAGAGAACGAGCTAAAGATTCGTGAGGACTACGGCAACCGCCTAGCCGACATTATCGAGCAGTCTAAGAACCGAATCCGCAACGCCTACAAGTCGATCGCAGAGTTCAACGTATCGACGTTCCTATCAAACTTCCAAGAGGTAGAAGCGGCTCGTCTAAAGTCCTTCGAAGACGCTAAGAAAGCAGCCGAAGAAGTAGGCACGGCGTTTACTGAAGTATTTACCGCTGGCGACCCCGTAAAGGCTTACCTAGACAACCTTCGCGCCAAGATCGCGTCAAACAAGAGGGTTCTGGATACTAGCGCAAAGCTACTTGAAGCAGGTTTCTCGCAGACCTTCATCGAGCAGATTATCTCCACCGGTGAAACGGGTGGTATCGCATTAGCAGAAGGTCTACTAGCAAGTAGTCCAGAAACTATCCGCGAAGTCCAAGCTCTATTCAAGGAAATTGAATCCGTTGCAGGCGCGGGTGCAGACGCTCTAGCAAATCAGCTATACGAAAAGCAGGGCCTAGCAACCCAAGAACTAATTACCCTATTCGACGACACTAATAAGCAACTTCTAGACGCACTAGCCGCTAATTACGATGACTACACAAAGTCACTAGCCGACGCTGGAACCGCACTAAAGGATTCTCTAACTGCTATTACGGCAGACTTTGACAGCGCGATCGCCGAGATGGAAGGCAAGCTAGGGGGACTAGGTGCGACCGTAAAGTCGTTCCGCGCCATGCTTACCGGTTTAGCCGAACAAACTATCGCGGCTACTACTCCAATCGCTAAGGGTTCGGTCGGTAAGACTAGTGACGGTGGTGGTTTCCAATTCAACATCGACCAGGCTCTAGGACAGGCCCCTGGAACTTTCGCTGCTTCTCAATTCCCACCAATCGCCGCCAAACCAAGCACGTTACCGGCAACCACGCAACCCGCTACTGTTATCAACGTGAATGTAAAAACGGATCAGACTCAATCAACCGCCCAGGTCGGTGCAGTTATCGCAAACGCGATTAGCAAATACACATCTAACGGTGGAAAGGTTCTGCTCTAGTGTCTATTCCTACGCCGAAAGTAGAAATCGGTTTTGACATCACGGGTTCGAACGCTCCACTATTCACGCTAGACGACCCCGTAAAAGGTCTACTGAATAACACGCAATACCCGCTCGGTGGACAAATCTTCTACGATGTAACCCAATATCTAATCAGCGTTTCTATCGACCGCGGTAAGAACCGAGAACTAGACGTATACGACCCTGGTTTGGCTAACGTCGTGCTACAAAACCGCCAGCGTATCTTTGACCCATTGTTCACTTCTTCGCCCTTCTATGGGCAGATTATCCCGAAGCGAGCGATCAGGATTAGTTACGATAACCAGCTAGCGTTCGTTGGAGTTATCGACGATTGGAACTTCTCGTATTCCCCAAATGGTGAAAGCCTAGTATCCGCTGCCGCTTCCGACGCGTTCGTCTACTTCTCAAACCAGACCCTAGACGCTCAGACTTTCACATCACAGAAGACCGGTGAGCGTATTGCCGTAGTGCTATCCGACGCTTCGGTTAGCTGGCCCCTAGAGAACCGCAGTCTGGAAACGGGATTTACCACGATCGCGGGCGACACCGTCGCGCAGGATACGAACGTTCTGGATTACCTGCAAACCGTAACACGCTCGGAGCCAGGTTCGCTATTCATCGGTAAGGACGGAAACGTCGTCTTCAATGACCGACGCACGGCCGCTTCTTCTGGTGGTGTTACCTTCGCGGACGATGGAACGGGAATCACCTATAACCAACTTGGTATCGAATACGGATCGGAAACGCTCTACAACGAAATCGTCGTGGGTGCGACCGGCGGAACTGCAATCGTCACCGACTCTACTTCGCAAGCCGAATACGGTGTATTGAACCTAACCCAAACGGGTCTACTGATTCAGGCACAGGCCGACGTGAACGCGCTGGCTTCTTATCTAATCTCGCTCTACAACCAGCCCGAATACCGCTTCCGCACTTTGGAAGTTCAGCTAGATGAGCTAACAACGGCGCAACAACAACAAATCTTAAACTTGGAAATCGGTTCGGTTGTGAGAATCAAGTTCACACCTAACGGTATCCCGCCAGCGATTGACCGCTACGCGGAAGTAATCCAAATCAACCACGGAAGCAATCAAATAACTCACAGCGTAAAGCTAAGTTTCGCAACTCTAGAAACCGCACTACTCGTCCTAAGTGACGCAGAGTTCGGTAAACTAGACCTATACGCTTTAGCGTTCTAAGGAGAATCATGCCAGGTTTAGGCCGTAAAGTTTTTAGCGCGGGGTCAATTCTCGCGGCGGCAGATGTTCAGGGCTATCTGCAAGACCAGGCGGTAATGGTCTATAACAGCTCTACCGACCGCTCTACCTCATTAGGAACCGCCGTATCCGAAGGTATGGTGACCTACCTAAAGGACACGAACGTCCTTGAAATGTATGACGGATCAGCCTGGACTTCCGTAGCCGCTGGTGACATCACCGCCGTAACCGCTGGAACAGGTCTAACGGGTGGCGGAACCGCTGGGTCCGTAACCCTAAACGTGAACTATGCTGCCGTAGGTTCTGGTATTACACTTTCGGGAACCGCAGTTGTATTCCCGTCTACCGCAGTCAGCGCGGCTTATACAGCCGTGGCAGGTTTGGACAACGGAACGATTATCGTTACCGGAACCGCCGCCGTAACCGTGACCGTCCCAGACATTCTTGCTACGGGCGATTCCCTAAACGTTATCCGTGACACTTCGGGAACCGTTACCCTGGCCGCTGGAACGGGCGTGACTTCTTGGGCAGGTGCAGGAACCGCAGGAACCGCAGTCACCTTCAAGATTGACCAACAATACAACGGCGCGCAGGTTATCAAGACCGCCGCCAACACTTACCGAGTTATTGGAAAGATTACTGTCTAATGCCATTCGGACTAGGGTTCTTTGCGACCGCTGGTGCAGGTGGCGCAGCGGGTTCTTTTGACCTACTCGAAACCCAGGTGCTAACGGGTAACACCGCTTCCATAACCTTCAGCTCGCTATCTACTTACGCAAGCACCTATCAACACCTTCAACTGCGATACACCGCAAGAGTTACGGAAAACATTGGCGGTGCAGGAACTTTTTATCTAAATGTGAATAGCGATACAGGCTCAAACTACGCTCGCCACTTCCTAAGAGGTAACGGTTCAAGTGTTGTTACGGCATCATTAACAAGCACTAACGCACCAGACATAGGCTACACGGCTGGCTCGGAGAGTGCGGCTAACATCTTCTCCGCTGGTGTGATTGACATTCTTGATCCTTTTGAAACAACGAAATACAAAACTATGCGGACTTCTTCGGGGCTAGTTTCTGGTTACAAAGAGGTTTGGTTGAGTAGCTTGCTATGGCAGAACACTAATGCCCTATCCAGCATTTCGTTGGAAACTTATGGAAGCCATAGTTTCGTGCAATACTCTCGCTTCTCGCTATACGGAATAAAGGCGGCATAATGCCTACTAACACTTATACACCACTGGCAACGATAACCCTAACGGGGACAGACTCGGAGATTGTCTTTGCCTCAATTCCAAATTCCTACCGTGACTTAGTGCTAGTCGTTGGAAACATGACCGCAACTGCAGCCAATACCTTTTACCTACAAGCAAATTCAGACGGCGGTTCTAACTATTCTTGGGTAACTGCTTGGGGAGTCGGTTCGGGTTCAGGCGGTAGCGCGACCCTTACAAATAATGGAGCTTTGATAGGTGCTTATACAGGGCTTTCGACTAGCACAGCGCAGACAACAGTAGTTCAACTTATGGACTACTCGGCAACCGATAAGCACAAGACAATTCTTGCTAGACACAACAACTCGGCAGGTGAAGTTTCTATGAGCGCAAGTCGCTGGGCTAGTAATACAGCTATCAACTCAATTTCTCTAAAAGTTTTGCCGAGCGGTTCGTTTCAGAGTGGAAGCACATTCAGTTTGTTTGGGGTGATCGCATAATGCAGGTAATTCAACATCAGGAATTAGCTTCGTCTCAGGCAAGCATTACCTTTAGCTCAATTCCGCAGACCTTCACCGACCTAGTGCTAAAGCTAAGCCAAAGAGGAACTAACACAGACGCTACGGCGGTTTATCTGGAGTTCAACGGAGTGACTACGGGTTACACCGCTAGGCGATTGCTTGGAGATGGGGCTTCGGCTAGTTCGGCTTCCTTTACAACAGGTTTCTTTTCGGGCTTGACAGGTTCTAGCTTTACCGCAAACACTTTCGACTCTACCGAGTGTTACATTCCAAACTATACAAGTTCTAACGCCAAGTCTTATAGCAGCGAGCATGTGACCGAGAACAATGCAACGACATCGTTTCAGGCGATTTACGCAGGGCTTTGGACAGGCACAGCCGCTATCACTCAAATAGTAATCAAGCCGTTCACGGGCAGCTTTGTCCAATACACTTCCGCCACCCTTTACGGCATAACAAAAGGTTCAGACGGAATCGTAACCGTTAGCTAACAGAAAGAAAAGAAATGACTCAAGAAATCCCAACCAAGCTGATCGTGGACTGTTCCACAGGTGAAAGGACTATCGTTCCTTTGACCGAGGCCGAGATTGCCGAGCGTGAAGCAATGGCGGCTCAAGCACTAGCAGAGCAGGCCGCTCGTGAAGCCGAGGAAACCGCAAAGGCTGAGGCAAAGGCTTCTGGTATTGCGAAGCTTCTGGCACTTGGACTCACCGAGGCCGAGGCAACCGCTCTAGTAAACTAGTAACAAACCTACGCCCTATCTTTCGGAGCGTATCTAATGAATGACGAACAAATCCCTACCTGGGCTATTGAGCTAATCAAGCAGGTAGAGCGACTAAACGAAAAGTTGCCTACGCACGTCGAATGGGTAGAGCGAAACATTCTCGATCATGAGAAGCGTATTCGCGAAATTGAACGCCGTATTTGGATAGCCGCTGGCGCGTCCGGTGTCTTCGGTGCAGCCGTTACATTCCTAATCCAAAGCTTCTAATGCGTCGCTGGCTAATCGCCTTACTTCTTGCTTTCGGCTGGTTATTCTCGACCCCTGCAAATGCCGACGTTAGACAAGACGGCGACACCATTCAATTCAGCTACCAATGGGGAAGCGTCACCCGCACCTTCACCGACTCGGTTGTAACCATTACCGTCGTGAACGACATAACAAACAAGATCGGGTATGGCGGGGAAGTCATAGACACCTACCGAATCACACTAGGCGACCAGGTAATCGAAGTAACCGAGAAGCACGGGGCCAGAGATTACGTCTTCACAATCACCGGAAGCCAGACGCTAACGCTAGAAGGTATCGACCACGGATTCTGGGCGGGATTCTACGGCCCGATTATGACGATCGCCGCGACTCCCATAGCTCAACCAATAGAACCCACAACATTATCCCCAGAAACGCAATCTGCGACCACAAGCGACGCAACTATCTCACCAACCCAATCAGTAACGGCAAGCCCAGAGCCAACCCCAGAACCGCAACCCACTCCAACACCGTCACCAGAGCCAGCCCCAAGTCCAGAACCAATTTCTTCACCTACGCCCGAACCCGTCCAGCCAGAACCGACCCCAGAAGCAACACCATCACCAACGCCAACGGCAAGTTCCCCGACGCAATCGCCAGAACCAGAACCAACGCAATCGCCCATAATCCCAAGCGAAACAGCGACACAATCAGAATCAGTAGTAGCGCAACCAACGCCCCTGCCCATAGTGACAGAAGCACAAACCCCGCAAGTAATCGACCCAACACCCGTTCAGTCTAGCGAAGGTATAAATGAAGAACCGACTACAACTTCCACGGAAGCTGCTCAAATCCCAGAAGAAACTTTCAGCGAGTCGGTATCAAGCGCAATCGAAGCAACCGTCACCCAAGCCATCGGAGCCGCCGTCGAAGCCGTGGGAGAATTAGTGAAGACGTTTCAATCGGCCGGCCTAGACATGACTCCCGAACAGCGCAAACAAGCCCAAGAAATCGTCGTATCGTCGGTAATGGTTAGCCAGGTAGTAAGGAAAATAAAGTGAAGTTCGTAAAGGCACTATTGAAAGACCTGCTGGATCAGGCATGGACGCTCGTTGCGCTGGTAATCGGTTATGTCGTTCTCGAAGGCACGGCCCGCACGCTAACGGGTTGGCTAATCCTGGGAACCCTTCTCGTCTGGGTTTTGACCTTCCCGCTGCGTTACGACCGCGAAGTAGAATAGACCTATGCGCTTCCCGTTCGACCCGAAATACATCACCGACCGCTTCGGCACTCTATCCGAGTTCCGTAAGTCCCGTGGTATGCAACCGCACTCCGGCGTAGACTTCGGCCGTCCTGACAACACCCCGATTCCTTCGGTGGCTAACGGGACTATCGTTCTACAACAATGGAGCGACGTGCTAGGCAATGTTTCGGTTCTGCGTGTAATGGGCAAGGATAAGGAAATTCGCTACTTCGGTTTCTGCCACCTAGCCGAACCAGGCTTGGCAGTTGGAACGAAGATAAAAGAAGGCGACATTATCGGCAAGGTCGGCGGCGGTAAGAAGACCCCTAGCGGATCAGCGTCTTCGGGAGCGCACCTACACCTAACCCTAAGCAAAGAACTAAAGGGCGTGTTTGGGCCAACGAGCGTAAAGCAAGACCCAATCGCCTACCTAAAGGAAAACAAGTGATCAAAGACATTATTTTTAGGGCTATCGGTCTATTCCTAGCTACCTTCTTCGCCGGAACCGGAGTCGGTTCTATCGCGACTAATGGCGATTGGTTGCTTGGTTCGGTAATCGGTGTTGGAACCGCGTTCGCTGCCGTTTTGACAATGCTCGGTGTTTCGCTCACCTGGCAGGGGACTCTAAACGCGGACGATGTTGCCAACGCATTTCGCGCCGCAGTAGCTAAGGCAGCCGAAGGTAACGAAAATCTTCAAAAAGCCCTAGAGGTCGAGAAGGACGGGAGCTTCGATTTCGACGACGTAGACTTTGATGGCGACGACGACCTATACGACCCGAACGCAAAAGACGAAGTAAAATAAAAGCTATGACGGCCGGAAAGTCCCTGATAAAACTACGGTTTAGGTCACACTTCGCTTCGGTGAACTTAAGATAGCCGAACGCTTTAGGTCTAGAGTGCGTCGCAAATAGGCCAACACACCGTTTACACGGCCGATAGCCCCGTCAGAAATGGCGGGGTTATCTTATTGCACCTAGCTTGAACTTCTCGACTCTAGCGGCTGACCGCTCTAAAGCCTTCTCTAGTGTTGTCTTACCCCTGCGAATGTCGATTCTCTGGTGTGGGGTTAGCCCGCCCCAAATGCCATACCCTTCGTCTGCCGCAAGCGCATAAATAGCGCACTCCCGTTGAACGGGGCAGGTCCCGCACAGCTTCTTCGCCATGCGTAATTCATAGGACTCACCGCCAGATTCGGGGAACCATAATTCTCCGTCTACTTCTTGGCAGACCGGCGTTCCCTTCTGCCTAATCGCGTCGGCTAATAACGTAAATGCTTGTTCCGCTTTCATAAAGCAAACGATAATGCTTGCTTATTGAAACGTCAAATTCTGTCGCCTGGTGTTGTCCCGCCCCAGATTCCGTGCTTCTGCGAGGTTGTCAGCGCGTAGGTAAAACATTGCTCAATAATCGGGCAGGTCTGGCACAACGCCTTAGCGACCTTCGTATACGCCGATCGCAGTTCTGGGTCGGTTATGTCTTCGGGGAAGAATAGTTCGGGATACGGCTCGCATGGAACGCCACCGGCAGCATGAATCGACTTCAATAGCTTGAAGTGCTTCGTGTCGGTAATAAATTGTCGGTGAGCCATTATAGGTTTAGGCTACTAGACGAAAGAGAAATTATGGCTCTACACGCACCGGAAGACTTCAATGGGGCAAAACTACTAGGGGTCTTTGAATCGGGGACTAGCGAGTGGCACGAAGCCCGCGCAGACGGTATCGGTGGCTCGGAAGTGGGAACAATTCTCGGACTCAACCCGTGGGAGTCGCCGTATTATTTATGGGCCTTAAAGACCGGACAACTACCGCCAAAGATTCTGGATTCGTTTGCGGTGAAACTAGGTAACGTCCTAGAGCCGGTCATTTTAGATACTTTGCTTCCGCAAGCGCACCCTGATTGGGAAATCTACCGCACGGGAACTTACCAGCACCCCACCCTGCCGTTCCTACACGCCAACCCAGACGCGCTGGCAAAGATAAATGGCGAGTGGGTGGTAGTCGAAGTGAAGACTTCGCGTAACTATTGGAGCGAAACCCCGCCACACTACGAAGCCCAGGTGCGTCACTACATGAACGTTCTCGGAATCAAGCGCGGCGTTATTGTCGGCCTGGTTGCGATGGATTGGGTCGAAACCTGGATAGAACACGACGATTTCGAAGCGCAGGTAATCGAGCAGAAGGCAACCGAGTTCTGGAAGATGGTGCAGGAAGGCACGGCCCCAGACTTCGACGGATCGGAAAGCACCTACACCGCCGTTAGGGAATTGCACCCGCTAATCGACGGCACGGAAGTAGAAATCGACGGACTACATGGCTTGGCAATCGCGCAGGAAAAGTTCGAGCGCGCCGAAGCCGAACTAAAGAAGTTAAAGTCAGAGGTGCTGGCTATTATGGGAAACGCACAACACGCTTACGTTCAAATGGGCGAAGAAAAGATAAGGGTCGCTTCCAGGCAAGCCCGCAACGGTGGAACTCCGTTTCTAGTGATTAGGAAGAACAAATGATGTTATTGCTAGGTGACGAGGTCACTTGCTTTCGCGAAGTAGGCGGCGATACTTCGATCGTCACCGGACGCGTTACGGGTATCGTGCAGAACGATAACGGCGACCTAAAATACTTTTACATAAAGGGAATAGAAGCGGCCTTCTGGGTTAGCGACGGCTGGACTTTTGAATACGAAGAAGAAATAGAAGGGGAAACAAATGGCTAGGTTCAATTTAGACGATTACGAAACCGTCGAATCCCGTATCAAGCGATTCTACGAAGCTTACCCAGACGGCAGAATCGTGACCGAGTGGGCTAACGAGTTTGCCGAGCAACCGGAAAAGGCTCGCTGGGTTATGAAGGCGACTATCTACCTTGACGCGGGCGACCAGGCCAACAAGCTTGCAAAGGCCACGGGCTACGCAAGCGAAACCGAAGGCACGGGCGGGGCCAACAATGTAGACGCGGCGGCCAATGGAGAAACCAGCGCGATCGGACGCGCATTAGCCAACATGGGGCTAAGCGGAAACAAGCGAGCTTCGCGCGAGGAAATGCAAAAGGTCGAGCGTGTAACCGAGACCGATTGGATTGCCGAAGCCCAGGGAATCCTAAACGTAAACGACCTACGCAACCTATACACTAGAGCGAAGGCGCAAGGCGCAACGGCAGAGGTATTGGAGCAGCTAAAGGATTATGCAAACGCACTCAATACTTCGAGCGAAGATACAGGAACTAGAGGAAGCGTTCCTGGAAGCGGCAAGGGCCAAAAACGTTGAACGGGCAGCCTTCTATAACCGTGAACTCGTCTACTACCTAATAAAGCTCGCAAATGTTATTGGAAATCCAACGCCAGATCGCGGAACTGATAGCGGAGAACTCTAAGGGTTCCAGCGCGTTATTCGAAGCGGAAAAGGCCCTAGCCGAAGCCGACTATGAATTGGATACGGCGGAATCTAAGGCGTTTATTTCTGCCGAAGGTAGCGTCGCCGACCGAACGGCTATTGCACGGCTCAAATCGGCGCAGGTGCGCTTAGAACGTGACCTTAGACGTGCGGAGCTAAACCGCATAAAGCTAAAAGTTAAGACTATTGAAACCGCGCTTATGGCTTTGGCGACGCAAGCCAAACTGATACAAGCCGAGCTAAGATAGAAGAAGACCCCAGCGATGGCAGCAACCACCCTGGGGCATGAGCCAAGAAAGAACCTTGACTATGAATAATTCTAAGACCTGCTCTAAATGCCAGCAAGTAAAATCCCTAGAGTTTTTTTACCGATCAAAGGGCTACATTTACTCCGCTTGCAAGGCTTGCCACAGTAAACAAAGTATGGAATGGCAACAAAAAAATAAGGACGCTTTCCGCGCCTATAAAAAACAATGGCAGAGAACTAACTCTACCAAAATTTACGAGTATGTGACCAAGTATCGGTCTGATAAAACGGCCCAAGTCAAAGAATGGCGTAGCGATTGGGAAAAAAGAAATTCCCATAAATCAAGAGAATACCGAGTTAGAAAAAAGAATCTGAAGTCTAGGCTTTATACGACTTTGATTACAGATAAAGACATTCGTAAACTTCTACAACAACCGTGCCTATACTGCGGAGCAAAGGCAGAACACGTTGATCACGTATTCCCACTATCTAGAGGTGGAGCGCATACTTTGGGAAACCTTGCGCCGGCTTGTTCAAAGTGTAATTTAAGTAAGGCAACCAAAACAATAATGGAATGGCGCATCTGGAAAATCCGTGTAGGTTTAGGGCATGAAGAATAGCGACCTAAAGAAACTCCGTGAACGCGATCCCTGGTGTTGGCATTGCGGAACCGAATCGACACTAGTCCCGCACCACCGAGCTAATCGAGGAATGGGATCTAGCAAAGTCCTAGACACGTTGCAAAACGTCATTATGGTTTGCTCACGCTATAACGGCGACATGGAGTCGGACGCTAACATCGCTAACCAGGCACGGGACTTAGGGCATAAGTTGTCTAAATTCGCCTCGCCGAGTGCGCCGGTATTTGACAATTACCAGAAAAAGTGGTTTTATCTTGACGAAAAGGGGAATAAAAATGAAAGCGAACCACCCAGCTACCTTATCTAACGAGTTCTGGCAGAGGCTAGAAGCCGAACGCTATGACATTAGCTACCGCAACCCAATTCCTAAGCCACTCGTAAAGGTGCTCGTAAAGGAAGTGAAGAAGGTTCCAGAACGGCTAAAGTCGATTTACTTTCACGCCGGACGCTACGCAGCGGGCGACCGCGATCGCTTGGCTACCCAGGCAAATGAAGAATTTGAGAAGTTGGAACAATGAGCGCAGAAGCCGTCACGGTAGTTCTTCACCATTCACGCGCCGAGGGAACCGCGAAGCTGGTTCTATGGGGAATTGCTAATCACCATTCAGACGCGGGAGCTTGGCCGTCAATAGCCACGCTTGCCAAATACGCGGCCGTATCCGAGCGTCGAGTTCAACAAATTATTCGCGAACTTGCCAATCTAGGCGAAATCTACATCGACGACCAGGGCGGACTAGGCCAGGGCCAATACAAGACCAACCGTTACCACATTCTTATTCAATGCCCTAGCGACTGCGACGGATCACTAAACCACCGAACAGGGGTGAAATCTGGTGCAATCAGGGGTGAAATCCAGAGTCAATCAGGGGTGAAGCCGGTTTCACCAGAACCTAATAAAGAACTTAATAAGAACCTAACAGTTCAGAGTGTTGAGTTTGACGAGTTCTGGAATGAGTATCCAAAGAAGGAAGGCAAAAAGCCAGCGTTCAAGGCGTTTGCGTCTGCGCTACGCCGTGCAACCTTCGAAGACATACTTGCCGGTGTAATCAGATACAAGAACTCCGATCGGGTTACACGGGGCTACGTCATGCTCGCAAGCCGTTGGCTAAACGAAGACCATTGGGAAGATCACCTGGAACCGTCTAAGGACTCCGAAGCTGCCGAACGCAATAAGCAACGACGCGAACGCGAACTAGAAGCTTCCAGGGCTTACCTAGCAGAACTAAAAGCGCAGGAAGCCGAAGCGAGCGGGCCGAAGACGTGTAGGCACGGCAAGAACTTAGCCCTATGCTTGCCTTGTTCAAAGGAAACTAATGCCTAGTCAAACCTGCCTACGTTGCGGATACGTTTGGGAAATTTCACTTTCACGCAACAACCCCGAAAACTGCGAATCCTGCCGCACCACGAAGAAGAATCGAATCCGTGAGTGCATAGTTTGGCACGGACACTTTGCCGAAGACTTTGTCACACCCGTAGACGAGAATGGGCTAGAAGTTATGCCTGGAATCAGAACTTGCGGTAACAAAGACTGCGTTTCACCAGCGCACATAACTAAACTAAAGTAAACGAAAGAGGTAACAAATGATTCGAAACCAGGCCCTAGTCACCGTCACCGGTTGGCTAAACGACGCTAAGACCTTCGATTGGGGATCAGCGGCAAAGGTATCCGTAGACGTTCGCAAGCAGAACCCAGCGGGCGAGTGGGAAACCGTAGACAAGCTCGTCTATGACGTAACCTACGAAGGCGTATTCCCAGACGCTAAGCAGGTAATCGCAACCGGCCGAATTGTTGGCGTAAACACTTACGAGAAGCGCGACGGAACCGTCGGCGTAAGTATCAAGGTTCGCGCTACCGACGTAGCACCTGCCGAGGAAACGGACGCGCCATTCTAGTATTCGAGGTATTCGGCGACCCAGCCCCGCAAGGCTCTAAGCGAGTAGTGCGGGGTAGGGTAATCGAAGCTTCGAAGAAGCTAAAGCCGTGGCGTGAAGCCATCGCGAAGGCGGTAGAGGACAAACTTCCCGCCGATCACCAGATAATTCTCGACCCCGTATCGGTCGAAGTAAATTTTTATCTACCCCGCCCACCTTCCATAAAGCCCACAAAGCGGCCAGCCCCAATCGTTCCACCGGACATCGACAAGCTCGCCAGGGGAGTCCTGGACGGATTAGGGCAGGGACTAAACGGCAAGTCAGGGGACGGGCGACTATGGGCCGACGATAGCTTGGTAATCGAGCTGGTAGCCCGCAAGTTTTACGCCGACGCTCGCAAACCAGGCGCAGACATCAAAATAACAATTTGGTAACACACGAAAAAATGTGCTTGCACCCTAAGCGTTTCTGGCAGTAACCTAAACACGTCAAACGAAAGGGAAATCAAATGACAACTAGAACTAAGGACGCGCTAACCGTAGCCGTAATCATGATCGCCGGTATCGCCGTATTCGTAGGCGACCTACACCGCACAATCCTTCAGGCCGTCTGGCCGGTAATCACCGCTTACATCGACTACCTATTCAGCTAAAGGGGCAGAAATGACAAAACTACGCGAACTATTCCGTCGCAACGCTTCGGATACTTCAATCCAGGCAGCCGAGTCTATCGACACCGGCAAACTCGAAGGCATGGTGCTAAACGCAATCCGTGACGCAGGGGCTTTAGGAATGACCCAGACCGAGCTTCTGGCAAAGTTCCCAGGCTATTCCTACTCGTCGATCACCGCCCGCCCAAGCGCACTAAAGCGCAAGGGCCTTATCTACGACTCCGGACTACGCCGCCCATCGGCCAACGGACGCAACCAAATCGTTCTAGTGGCGGTGAAGAAGTGAAGCCAAACGAGGAAATGCGTAAGGCTATCGCTCACTCGCTCGACGCGCTGGAAATGATTAGCTGGAACGGTGGTTTTGAAGCCGCTATCGACGCGATAGATGAAATGTCAAACGAACTACACAACAAAGGCGAGCAACTACCGGCAGAAATCCTACGCTGGGCTGCCAAAGAGCTAAGGGGCGAGAATTGATAGATAAGGTCTTGGGGGAAGTATGGCGAGCGCGTTCCGACTGCTATTCATGCGGCGAAGTGTCTTACCTGCATTACCCCATAAAAGAAGATCGACGTATCGGCCTTCCAGAATGTTCGACTTGTGGCAATTCACTTGCGTTTACATCGCTCGAATCTAGCGAGTTCGAACTTTTGGTTTGGGGCCAGCTATCAATCACACTCAACTTTTACACATCGACCGACCCGGTGGTCGAAATTAGATTAGGAAACTAAGGGGAGAAAATGAAGAATGTAACTAGGTTGATCGCGGAACTATTGTTCGAGCGCGAGCTAGACGAAGACTACGAGCTAGGCACACGCTACGGGGCCGAAATGAATCGCAAGGCGACCCTAATGCAACTCCAACTACTACACGACCAGGCGAACAAGGGCCACAAGGCCGGTATCGCGAAAGCAATCGAAAATCTAGGCGGCAAGGTTAGGCCAGAAGCATGATGAAGATAACCGTATGGGAGCTACCAAACTGCGTTCAATGCAATCAGACCAAGCGCGAGTTTGACAAGCGCGGGATTATCTACACGACCCGCAAGCTAACACCAAAGGCCGTAGACAAGTTCCTAGCACTAGGACTTACATCGGCCCCGATCGTCGAAACCGACGACCGCCGCTGGAGCGGATTCCGCCTAAACCGAATCGCCAGCCTAGAATCGCACCTAAAGACCGAGCGTATGCGCGGGGTGAACGTGCCACTAGAGCCTATGGTTCAGGTCGCAGACGAGGTGGAAGAATGAAGAATTACATCGCACCAATTAGTTATGACGAACTCGACCGCATGAAAGAAATCTTGCTCGGTCGAAGAATCGTAGAAGCCAGCGGTCAAAATCTAACGCTAGACGACGGCACCATCTTGCAAATCGTCCCAAACGAAGGTGGCTGTATTTGCGGGGCGGGCGACTACGAACTGCGTAGCATTACAAAGTTTGACAACGTCATTACCAGCGTGGAAGTAAGAAGCCTAGCGGACGAAGGTGGCCAGACCTATCAACTATTTGTTTACTCCGGTGGTATCTCGACATCAGTCGCACAGATAGTTGGCGACGATGGGAACGGTTATTACGGAACAGGTTTTGAAATTTATGTCACGAAGGTAGGGGAGCAAGAATGAAGAAGCCAAAGGAACTTACAAAAGAACAATGGGCTAAATACAAGGGTGACCTAGACCTAGCCCTAAACGTTATGAATAAGGCCCTAGACCTAGTTGCAGACACCAACTTCAATGCTGGCGAGTTAATCGAACGTAAGCGCATTATCGCGCTGCTAGAGCCTTTGGCAAAGCATGACGAGTCTTGCTATGACCAGGGCAAAGTCAGCTGCTATTTCGAGGACTGCCAGGCTTCCAGCTACGAATACGCAATCGAACTAATCAAAGGAGAGCAGAAGTGAGCGTAGAACTAGGCAAGTTTCAATGGGAAATTAGATACCCAGCAGTACCCGAAGGTCATCACTGCGGTTTTGACTTTACCGAAGACCAAGCGACTGCAAAGTGTAAGTGCGGAGCAGTAGCAACTAACCCAGCATTCTTTATCAAAGGAGAGCAGAAGTGAGCAAGAAAAAGCCAAAGCCACCTACTGATTGGTGCGATGTTGTGACTTGCACTTGTGGACAAGGAGAGCAGAAATGAGCGACCTACAAGATCTAATTCACACCAACGCACACAACGCCTACGAAATCGGCGTAAAAACTGAGCGTGAACGCATTATCAAGTTGTTAGAAGAAGCGGCATTTACCGAAGTGAACATTGGCACTCCAAAAAAGCCAAATGTAATCAAAGTGAAGTGTGACGCAGTTCGCCTACCACTACTAATCCAGTTGATAGAAGCAGGTCAGAAATGAGTAACTGGAACAGAGCCAACTATCGCCAGGTGATTGACCTACTCAAAGACGACAAGCTTGTCTGGTCACCGGACTTCGACGCGATTCGAAAGCACCTAGCCGACGTATTCGACGAACACCTAATCGACAGCGACTTTAGCTACGGCACTCTAAACTATCTAGCAGAGAAGCTACTAGCGGACGAGAACGACCTAACCCATGCTTGAAGACCTAATCCCACCAGGACGGCAGTTCACCTGCAAAGTGCGCACCGTAGCCGAATCACTCGACGCGAAAGATAAAGAGATTCTTGTGAACGCCGTCAATAGCGACGCATGGAGCTTCAAGACCCTAAGCAACGAGTTAGCCAAGCGCGGCCTAGTAATCGTCGATACAGCGATCGCCAAACACCGACGCAAACAATGCGCTTGCTTTAGGAAGTAATGCTAGAAGACCTAACGAACCTGGATAAGCAGGGCAGCGACCGGAAGCAACCGATTCCGAAGGAAGCCTGGCGACCACAGCTAGAGCTAGACGCAGACGGCGGATACTTTGTCAGCTCACCGCGCACGGCCCCGATCAGCGACGCAACCGAGCTACTAGCCGAGTTCGACCTAAACCCGAACGAATGGATTATCACCAACGTTCGACGGGGCAAGTGGCAGACGTATCACGGGGAATGGCTAGAGAGCTATCGCGTATCCCTAAAGCCCGTAGCGCAACGTTCGAACCTTATCCCCTATGACGACCTAGAGCGTGAACTAAAGCGATGGAAGCCGAAAGCAAAGAAAACACAACCAGGTAACCTAACGGCTATCTATAACATTGGCGATACTCAATGGGGTAAAGACGCAGGGGACGGAACAAGCGGAACTCTACAACGCACCCAATCGGCCCTAGAAGCCGCCCTAGAACACCACAACGTAATCTCTAAACGCGGTATCGGCCAAATAGCACTACCCCAGCTAGGCGACTGTATCGAAGGAACCGTATCCCAGGGCGGTCGAATTATGGGAAGGCTAGACCTAGACCTAACGGCGCAGGTCAGACTAGGCCGTCGCGTTCTGCTCGAATGGGTAAAGGCGTTCGCCCCGCTAACCGATCGCTTGATTATCCCCGTCGTCCCAGGCAACCACGACGAAACCACGCGGCAGGTAATCGTAGACCCGATGGACTCTTGGCAGGTCGAGATAGTCCAACAAGTCCTAGACATCTGTAAGGCGCACCCAGACCTACAACACGTCGAGGGCAGGTTTCCGGAAAGAGATAACACAACACTTGCGGTCAATCTATCGGGAACCCTAGTCGGCTTCGCACACGGCCACCAGATTCGGGACGTTCAGAAGTGGTTTGCGGGACAAGCATTAGGGAATACACCCGTCGGCCAAAGCGAAGTTCTTATCTCGGCGCACTACCACCACTACGCCGTGAAGCAACTCAACCACCGCCTCTGGATTCAGATACCATCACTCGACGGCGGATCGCATTGGTTCGCGGACCGAACGGGTATGGGCGGCAACGCGCCAGGTGGAATCGTGTCTTTAGTTGTAGGCGAGGGATACGACCCGCGCCGTGACCTTGTTGTATTGAGTTAGGGGCCAAATGCCAATTTATGAATTTACCTGCCTGGTATGCGATAAAACTTTAGAAATGAATTTACAGCTAGAAGATAGCCAGCACTTGACCTGCCCAGAGTGCCAGGAGCCTATGAAGCGAAGCTACACGTTCGGAGCAGTAACGTTCAACGGTTCGGGTTTCTACAAGACTGATAAGTAGATGTTCCCTAAACCCTGCCTAGACTGCAACCGACTCCACACCGACGGCGGAGATTGGTGTTCGCCGTGCCGACGCGAAAGACAAAGAAAACAACAACCTAACGTGGCTAGGCAGTTACGTAAGGCCAAGCTCTATAACGCTGAATACCAAAGACTCTCAAAGCTAGTAAGAGCCAACGCCGTTCAATGTCACCTATGCGGTGAAGGCTACCGGCCCCTAGACCCGTGGACTGCGGATCACCTAGTAGCAGGTGACCCTATGTCGCCACTCGCGCCAGCTCACCGAAGCTGCAACTCGCGTCGAGGAAACAAACCACTCCAATAGGCCCACCGCTTAACCCGAGGGTAGGGGCAAACATCAGAACAGACGCGGGTTCGATAC